CTCATGTCTTCAGTGCGGACTGTGCATGGACGCCGAGCATTTATTTTCACAACGAATCTGGATCAGATTCACAGCTCACGGCGCAAGGAAAAATGTCGCCGCAAACCAATTACGGAGAATTCAATGAACGACAACGGAAACAATGAGATTGTATATGAGTCAACGGGATGGGATTCGCTTAACGAGATCCAACGATCGGGGGCAGGGCTGCCATGGCTCGACTTTAAACAAGGACAAGGCGACACAGCTACGCTTCGTTTGCTGGAAATCAAAGGCACCAGAAGCAAGTCCTACAAGGGAGGCGAGCCATACCAGGTTCTGGAAATGCGAGTTGAAGTTCACTCTCGCAATAGCGTTGACTGTACACCGGAAGAACACCTCACAAACCCAAAAGCGGCATGGTGTTTAGGAATCAAGGGTGCCATCAACTCAATTGCAAAGAAAAACGGATGGAATGGAAACCCGTCTGAACTTGGGCGATACGCATCATTTGTTCCCAATTACATGATGCGGTGGACCCGCAACGACGACCGTGACACGCGAATGGGAAAAATCGATGTCGATATTCTCGGGGAAGTCGGAGAGACACCTTTCGATTCGCCTGAAGACGCGCTCATCAGCAAGATCCAGTCTGCAAAGACAATCGCAGAAATGGACGAGGCCTTCAAAAACACCAAAGAATGGGAGGGCCTGCCGCCGGACGTGAAAGACACAATCCGGGGTCTTTACGCGAAGCGCAAAGAAGAAATCGGGCAAGACATTCCTTGGTAGAACACAGAGGCGATCATAATGCGACACGACAACTACATAGTATTCGACGTTGAAACAACGGGCCTGAACACAGAAACAGACCAAATTATTGAAATATGCTTCATCGAATACAAAGGCGGCGTGGAAACAAAATGCTGGAACACTCTCGTCCGGCCAGATAAAAGACCATCTGAGAAAGCATTACAAATAACGAAGATCGCCATTGACGACCTAGCCGGCGCGCCTCCTCTGCAACAAATAGCAGAAGAGGTCGCCGGCTGGGTCCGTTCAACAAACGAATCCAAGCCACTTGTGACATTCAACGGAACAAGGTTCGACATCCCATTATTAAGGGCAGAGTTCAAACGAATAGGCACCGAACTTCCAGCAATCAAAAAGCACGTCGATGTTATGATGCTGGCAAAACAAAAGGCGCCTGGTCTGCCCAGCTTCAGCTTGCTGAACGTATGCAAGAGCCTTGTAGGTAACAGCCCAAAACAAACGCACAGAGCTGACGACGACTGTCGAATGCTATCGAACGTATATGAGGTACTGCAATCAATGGAAAACCCCATAGACAACATGGACAAAGAGCTGGCGGCAGTGTCAAGCCCGATCGTAAAGGAAGCGTTAGAAGAACTCTCAAAACACACAGACAAAATTAAAGCATGGACCGAAAACGCATCAGGGCTCCCATGTGGTTCTAAAGAAGAGTTCGAGACAACGGTAGACGCAATCATCGAGCTCAAGCGACTGAAGCGACATCTGTCAAAGCTAAGGACCGAAACGCTTCGGCCCGTCAAAAACATCTCAAAGTCTGTCGAGTCTTACTTTAGAGAAATGGCAACAAAGCCAATCGACAATGCAATCAAACAGGTCGAAGAGAACCAGTTGCCGTTCTTGAGAGAACTAGAAAGACAGACCGAAGAGAAGCGACAGAAAGAGCTTAAGGAAGCAGAGGAATTCGCAAACAGCGAACGCGACAAGCAGCTCAACAGAGGGATCCCTCTAGAGCAAGCCAACAACAATGCGGAGGTGATTCACAGCATATTGGAAAGTCAAATCAAGAAGGAAAAAACAAAAGCCTCAACTGCACGAGGGTCTGCATCGGTAGAAACCGCGTGGAGTTGCGAAATAATCAACGAAGATCATGTGCCTTTTCACAAGCACCTCTGGTCTCCAGACATAAAAAAGATTGAAGCCGCTGTAACGGCCACCGACGGCGGCATCACAATTCCGGGGGTGGTCATCAAGAAGGTCTTCAAGACCAAAACATATGCAAAAAGGAGATAACATGCATAGCTCATTCATCTGGCTTCTTCGCCAAGAAAAAGAAGACGGCAAAGTTGCCTATACGCCTCTCTGTGAACCAGCCTTGGGCAAAGTCAAGGCCAGGTCACAAAGAGAACGTGCTGCTGCACAGTGCAGTGACAACGACATGCTTGTTCTTGTCAAAGTAGTAGAGACAGGAACAATCAGGAAAGTCTCGACGTTTGTTTCAGACAGCCCGCCTGAGCCGAAAGACAAAACTGAGACTGTTCTCCCTTTGTCGTCAGAGCAATCTGAAGACAAAGAAGAGAGTGTGTCAACAGAAGATTCTGAACAACAGGGGGAACCTTGGATTAGGCCAATTATCCCTGACTGTTGGACAGAAAATGCAACAGTTTTTGTTCAAGACTTCGCTAACGGGGAAAAGGAGCCCCCGGTGACATTCACAAAGACCTACGCAAGCAAACGTGGGGCAACGGGAATGGCCAACAGGGTCAAGTCTTACATTGAGCAAAAACGAGGTCTCTCTGAGTTCACCGACACAATGGAACCGTTGACGGAACTCTCTGAATGATACTTCGTCCTTACCAGCGCACAATAATAGAAAACGTGCGTTCCGCATACGCGGAAGGGCACGCTGGCGTCATCCTTCAACTAATGACGGGGGCTGGGAAAACCTTCACCGCATTACAGATGACGACCAGCGTGCCCCAAGGGCAAGGGCAGATACTAATAATAGTACATCGCCATGAACTGGTATCACAATGGAGACAGGAAGCCAAAAAATTAGGCATTCAGGCGGGGGTCGTTAACGCTCAAGGGGAAAGGTTTAATCCTGCCCCGTGGGCGCAAATACAGATATGTATGGTTCAAACACTTGCCAGAAGAATAAAAAACGGAAAAGACCCGTTCAGGCACACAACAGTAGGCTGGATCATAGTGGACGAGTGTCATCTGGCCACGTCAAACAGCTACCTCAGAATATACGAACAATACCCCCTCGCAAAACGAATGGGGCTAACGGCAACGCCTGACAGGCTAGACGGAAGAGGGTTCCCGTGGGCCTCTTCAATGAAGCTTGGGCCAAAATATCATGACCTGCAAAAACAAGGGGCGCTTGTTCCTTTCACGACATACACAATAGACAAGCTAAATTACAGCGGGCTAAGAAAAACATTCGGAGACTACACAGCGGCCAGTCAGGCACAACAATTCGAAACTCAACCTCTAGTAGGAAACGTCGTTGAAACCTACCTAAAGCACGCCAAAGGAAGAACGGGGATAACTTTCGCAACAACAAGAAGCCACGCAAAAAAGCTGCACAAGGAGTTCCTGAAAAACGGGATAAACTCAGAATACCTAGACGGCGCAACGCCGGGGCCCCTCAGAGAACACATCATCAGGTCGCTCTCCGAAGGAAAACTTCAACAGCTAATAAACGTAGACGTGTGTATCGAGGGGCTCAACATCCCAAGGGTTTCTGTGGTGTCAATAGCGCGAGCAACGTGCTCCATAACCAGATGGAGACAAATGGCCGGGAGAGCGCTGCGCCCAGCACCAAACAAAACAGACGCAATAATCCTCGACCACGGGGGCAACGCGCTAAGACACGGAAACCTCGACTACGACCACGCCTGGTCGCTAAAGCCAACCAAGGCCGCGTCAAAAAATAAAGAACAAATAGCAAGAGCAAAGAACTGTCCAGATTGTGCTGGCGTCATGCCAATAGGAACGCCAACATGCTCAATCTGCGGATGCGACCTGTCACCTAAAGAGCGACAGCCAAAAGCAAGAGCAGGAGAGCTAAAACAACTCAAGTCGAGTTCTGCTCCAGTGAAACAGAAAAGGAAATCAAGCAAAGACAAAGAAAAGGAAATGGCGCAATGGCTGACATACCTGTGAAGAAGCGAAGCGAAGCCTCGATACAACAAGACATACGGATAGCGCTGGGACAAAGACCCGATGTATTGATCCAAAGACGAAGCGTAGGCACTTTCTACACAAGGAATGGCACGCCAATCAAAATAGGCCATAAAGGGGAGCCCGACCTTCAAGGGGTCATATCAGGACAGAAATGCCCAAATTGCGGGCATTCGATACACGCAAAACCATTCGGAATCGAAGTGAAAACCGCGTCCGGGCGGCAAAGAAAAGACCAACAAGCCTACGAAAAAAACATCGCAAACCGAGTAGGCATAATCTACATACTTGCACGCTCAGTCAGTGATGCGCTGAAAGGGCTGGGAATCAAATGAGCAATCAAAAAACAAACAAAAGCGAGGCTGTGAGGTACTCGCAAAAGGGGCTTTCAGTCCTCCCTTGGGCCTATATAAACGGGAGCAAGCGACCGGCGTTGCGGTGGAAAGAGCTACAGACACGCAGACTTACTGATCAGGAGATCAACAACTGGTGGCGCGAACACCCGGCACACAACGTCGGAGTCGTGACTGGAGCGATAAGCAACCTGGTCGTTCTTGACGCGGACGACGACGATGCAATCGACTGGGTTATGGCTAACATCCCAGAAACGGCATGGGCTGTGAGAACAGGCAGAGGAATGCAGTTCGGCTACAGGCATCCCGGTGAGGGGATCGTAAGGAACAGGGCAAAAATAAACGGGATGAACTTAGATCTCAGAGGAGACGGAGGCTATGTCGCCATGCCTCCAAGTATCCACAAGACAGGCGCTAGGTACGAATGGGCCCTGCCAATTGACGACGTGCCAGAGCCAGACAGCCTTCCCACATTCTCTGCCTCTTGGTTGCCGCAGGCGCCCAAGCCGCAGTTCGAAGTCATAACAGGAGGAAAGGTCGACAAATCGCGAGCCTATATGAGGGCATCACGATGGATGGCCAAAAGAGACCCTGCAATTGAGGGCGCAGGCGGCGATCAGCATACCTACATAACCGCATGTCATCTTGTGCGCGACTTCGGGCTAAACCCATCTGAAGCAATGGGACTGCTCCTCGAATGGAATCAGTCGTGCCAGCCTCCATGGACACAAAAAGACTTAGAAGCAAAAATACGATCTGCACTAAAATCAGGGCAAGCACCAATAGGAAGCAAATCAAGCTCACAAAACAGAGAGCAAGGCGTAGACCTTTCAAATTGGTCCGACAACTTTAACAACCCAGAAGCCGAAGACTTGCCAGAAAACGACTACGGAAACGCCCAAAGGTTTGCAAGAAAATACAAAAATGTAATTCGATACTGCTACGACGACTCATGCTGGTATGTATGGAACTCAAAACAATGGAGAGCAGACGACTCTGGGGCCGCTATGAGGCTCGCAAAAACAATTCCCGCCTCTATACAAGAGGAAGCCCGTGAAATGGAAGGAGACGGACGTACAGCCCGTTTTAAGCACGCCTTCAGAACCGGCGCGGCAAACAAACTAACAGCAATGCTTGCTCTCTCAGCATCAGAACCGGGAATTCCAGCTAACACAACAGACTTCGACAAAGAACCACTAATGCTAAACACGCCATCCGGGTGCGTTGACCTAACAACAGGAGCTCTTCTGGCACACGACCCGGCCAATATGCAGTCGCAAATCACAAACACACCATACAACCCAAGGGCAACATGCCCCACCTGGTTGCGCTTTCTCGATGAGATATTTCATGGAGACCAAGAAATGGTGCGATACATGCAACAACTTGCCGGATATTCAATATCAGGAGCAATCACAGAACACATATTTATCTACTGCTACGGAGGGGGAAGAAACGGAAAGTCGACCTTCATCAACACGCTCATAAAAATACTGGGAGACTACGCAGGCAGCGCACCCCCAAACCTGTTAATCGCAAAACGCAACGACCCGCACCCAACAGAGCTGGCATTCCTAAAGAAACTAAGAATGGCACTCGGAGGAGAAGTAAAGCCGGGAGAGCGACTAGATGAAGGAAAGGTCAAACACCTTACAGGCGGCGAAAAAATAACAGCACGAACAATGAGGAAAGACTTCTCCGAATTCATCCCAACACACACTCTATGGTTGGCGGGAAACAGCAAGCTGAAGATCTACGCAACAGACCTGGGCATGTGGGAAAGAATCAAGCTGATCCCATTCACAGCAAAATTCGTAGGAAACCAAAGAGACGTCCATCTACCACAACGACTGCTAGATGAAGGCCCCGGAATACTTTGCTGGGCAGTTCAAGGATGCATCGACTGGCTAAACAACGGATTCAATGAACCCGAAATCGTGACCAAAGCAACACTGCAATATAAACAAGACGAAAACCTATTCCAGCAGTGGCTAACAGACAGAACAGAAGCTGAAGAAGGGCAAGACACCCCGCACAAAGAAATGAGACAAAACTACATCTCTTGGTGCGAAGACAACGCAATCAAAAACCCATACTCAACAAGAGCGTTCACAAACGCAATGCGAGACGCCGGATTCAGCAGAAGCCCCGGAGGGTCGAGAAAATGGAAAGGAATAAGAATCAAATCACTTTTTTGATTCAGACTGAGCCTTCTCATACTGCTCAAGGGTCGGCATCCAAGTAAGAAGGCGCTTCTTGTGAAAAGCAATGCGCTCACTAATGAGCCTCTGCGCCCGCTTCCTTTTGCGCATAATAGCCACGTATTCCTTGTATTCCTTGCTCCCTCTGCCGGGCTGCTCATCAGCAGGAAGCTCGGAATACTTTTTCCTCATTTCAGCCATCTCGTTGTTGAAAACACGAACCGACGACTCTTTAAGGGCCGTTTCAATGTTCTTCAAATAATCAAGAGCAAGGTCACGCTTAAGGCCTTCCCTGTATCCGGCACCAGCAAACTGGTCAACAACAAACCTGCCCCAACTCTGGGGATCGTTGTCGCCCTGCCTGTACTTCTGAATAGCCTCAAACATAATGTTACCCGGAACCGACAGCAAAAGCTGACGCTTACCACGCTGCTTCTTAAAGTCACTCAGCTCCGCGTAACTCTCGGCCACAGTCTTTCTCTTGTCTCCAGTCATAAACGCATTCAAGAGAAGGCCACCCTCCATAAGGGCAAGCTTGTAAAAGGTGCTTATCTTAGCGTGGCCGCCCTCCATTTCCTTGCCCCACTTCATTCGCATTCTCTCAGGGTTCTCGCCCTGCATTTTCCGAAACTCATAAAGGTAATCCTTAAAAGACTCCGGCTTTCCTTTAGGCAACTTGTCCACGTCCAAGCGAGATCGTTCCGAAGGCATCCCATAAGCCCACATCAGAATAGACTGAGCGCCGTCCCAGCCGGCCTTCGTCATCTCCGCAATATCGGCTGAAAAGAACACCCGGACCTGACTAGAAAGAGGGTTGGTTGCAAGGTCCGTAAGAACAAGCTGACGGTCTCCCTTTACATGCGAGTGAACGTCAGAAGCAATCTCACGGTTCTCGTCAAGATTGGCCTGCATACTGTTCAAAAGCATTGCGCGAGTAAGACCAAGAGCGGCCTGTTCCTTTGCGAGCTGGCGGTTAACAAACGCGCTCTCAGTCTTTATCTTTCCGGGGCCTTCAAAAATAGCAGAGCCCAGACCTTTCTTTACGCCGGGAACATCAAAAGACTTCCAAAGCCAAATCAAAAACGGAGAAGCCAACGCCCTGCCGGCGGTAGATGTCTTGATCCGTTTAATCATAGTGGGAAGGTCATTGTAATCAAAAAACTTTTTGTGACCGGGCTCTACAGCATAAGAAGCAAGCGCAGACTGCAAGTCTGCCCTCGAGGCGGGCTTGCCATCAACGAACCAGCCGCCAGCGGTCTTCATGACAGTAACGGACCCGTGCTTCAGCTCAAGTTCCATCGGGATGCCAAGTTCGATCCCATCAGCAAATGAATTAACCCTCTTCATCTGGTGGATAGCATCCTCAACACGGAAAATGGTATCTCCATACTTGTAGCCAGAATCAACCGCGTCGAGAGCCTTTCTCCATTTTAAGATAGCCTTAGCAGACCAATCGCCACCAGGCAGTCCTCTTAGCTTGTCTGCAAGAAAGTCCAACGTCCCCCTTCCCGAATAAAGCGTGCCCAGCTCACCTTCAAGCCACGAGTTATCAACAAAGTTCTTTTTGCTGAGAGCCTGAAACCACTCATATCTAGGGTCAGACTTGCTCATCAGGCCTTTTGTGTATCTACGCCAAGCTAGGCCGTCATTAACAACCTTGCCCATCAAAAGCGGGCCTCCCACGCGAGCCAAAGACTGAATCATATAATTCACGCCGATATTATTGGCATAAGACCTCGGGTTACGAGGAACCACGTTCTTCTTGAGAAACCTTTCAACAGAAAGAACCAAAGAACGCGCATCGTTATATGTGCGAACAAACCGAAGCTGCTTCTGAACAACGTCGTTCGCCCCTTGTGTCACCCAAACAACGCCGCGGCCAGCCTGCTCGCCGGGAGCCCCCGGCTGCCTTCTTGTCCAGTTGGCAACACCGTCACCCATGACATCTCTGGCATCGGCAACAAGCTCCTGAAAATCAAAGTTAATATCATCATACCTTCTACGAATAGTGTCGGCGTATTTGCGATACCTGTCCCGAATGACGGCTCCGCCCTTAATGTCCCCTTCGTTAATCGCCCTCACCCATTCTTTCTTTCCTATCGCAAGAATTTGCTGAGCAACCAACTCGGGGTCTGCGTGTATAAACTCAGGAAGCCGCTCTTTCTTCTCAAGCTTGCGTATCGCCTCGCTCGCAACTTTGTCGACAGGAATAACGGTCTTGCCGTCTTTTGACCACGCACGAAGCTCCCTCT